TTAACTCCCCAATGTTTTAAATAATCTTCTCTGTTAACTAACATTAATAATACCTCCCTCTTTAATCAAAAGCTTCTTTATTAGCTTTATAAGATACATAGGCATCTAGTAAAGCTGCTACGTTATCTATCTTTTCATCATAACGTTTCTTTAATAATTTACGGTTACCATTTGTATCCTCAAGAGTTATACAATTACCCATAGCAAAGGACATTAAGATTTGATCAAATAATAATAATCTCTCTTCAGACATAATTTTAATTTCTCCAAGAGGAACTGATTCTGTTCTAGCTCCTTGAATAACTTTCTCAACACCGAATGGGCCATTTTCAGCTATCCATCTATCCACAAATTCTTTTGCATTGTATGGGTCAAACCCAAAGGTTCGAACATCATATCTTGATGAGATAATATGCTGATCTAAATCTTCATATACTTCCATCATGTCAAGAACTGTTCCTGGCATAATAATTAAACTACCTTCATCAATAAATTCTTCATATTTAAATCTCATTGCACCTGGAAGTTTCTTTAATGTTAGTTCAGTAATATAACTTCGAGTTTTAATACCAAACTTCTCACCACGTAATGGGAATAGGAATGTAAATGCACAGAAGTCATCTCCTTGTGATAAATCTGCACCTAATGCACAGGCCATATTCCAAAACTCTTTCTTTGTATGAGGAATTGTTTCTTCATACGTAAAGAAGTAAGTATAACCTTCCTTTGGTATTCCAAAACGTTTAGCCAAGATATCATTCTTAGAAGCTGGAGCATTCTCTGCTCTCTCAACATCAAGTTGATATGTCTCATAAGAAACTGTCTTCCCAAGATTAGGATTTGCTTTAAGCCATTTTGACGGATCTGCAACTTCTTCTATGTTGTCTAACTTGTAATACCAGATAGACACATGAGGATTAATGTAGTCACCTCTTAGTATGTCGAGTAACTCCATCTTGATTGTATCACCACTACCATTACGAACTGTTCCCTCTGAACTCATAGCAATGATAAGATAGTCATCTAGTTTAGATGCTCCTTGCTCGATTGCACCAACAACATCTTCTCTTATATCTCCAGATAACCATTCATCTACTGTTGATACCTTAGGACGTAATCCTTGAAGTTTATCAATAGACATAGGACGTATCTCAAGCACTGAACCTGTTAAGAAGTTCTGAATACCCTTCTTAGTAGAAGCAAGTTTAAGTCTATTAGCTCTAGAACCAGTAGTATTCTGTAACGACCCTTCTGTCAGGAATTGGAAGAGCGGACCTTTAGCTCTGGTTATAGATGTTCGTATTGGCGACATAACTTCCTCTGCTTGCTTCATTGTAGGAGCGGTTGTTATCTGTTGTGTAGTAGAAGTGTCTACATTTAAAAAGAAACTTTGTATACATGAACCATACATTGACTTAGCCGCACCTCTGGCAACGATTAAATACTGCTTACTAATAAGTCGTTTCTTAATATTCTTTCGGATGTAAGACCCACCATGATTATCAGCAGTTGGAACATAGATACTCTTTTCTATAAAGTAGAACCAACCAAATATTTGTTCTGCCCAGAGTTTAAAACTATCTAACAAATGTAAATCCGAGCCATCAGTTAGAGTTAACTCATTTTCACAATAATCAACAAAGCCATTAACTGCTTCATTGTCATAGTATATTCCAGGATTATCTATTAGCTCATCTATCCGGTTCATTTCCATGGATATCTCTTCACAAACTGGAATATCTCCTCTAATTACAGCTGCTTTAAATTCTCCATAATACCTAGGTGTCGCTTTATTATCTAAACTCATATTAGTTAACTAGGATTAGGTGGTGGAGTTGGAGCCGGTGTAGGAGTAGAAGGTATAGAATCACCTAGAGCTTTAGCCATTCCCTTACCCATCATTTTTGTAACATAAGTTGTGGCTGTATCCTTTGCAGCTTTTGAAAGAATGTCCATAATCATCTTTTTAGCAGGAGATACTTGTTTAGCTGTGAGTAAGGCATACTTCTTCTCCATCTCAATTCTATTAATTTTGCTTCTAAGTTGTACATCTGTTAATCGTTTAGGTGGCATGTCAGGTTTACCATAAGGTCTTGGTACTTTTTTGTTTGGACCTGCTAATTTTTTACCAACCTTTGCTACGTGTTGTTTACGTGTTGGTGGTTTAGCAGAACTACTTGAGCCTTTTCTACGACCCCAGTGCATTCCTAAAACACCAACGTGTTCTAATGTATTATTGTCATTCATATCATTACCTCCATGTTTGACTTCTTTATTAAAATCTAGTTCTGTTTTGTATTCCTCTGGTACTCTACTAATACAAGTATCTGCCTTATTTGAAAAGTAGTCCCATACAGGTGAGGAATTAGAAACGGTTAAGTCTGTTACAATTCCTCTATCATCAACTTTTGTTCCTGTTGATTCTAAAAAATCTTTACTTATGGGAATACTACGTAGGTGATGATCACCTAATTGTACTACGGAATTAGTACCCTCAAATTCTTTAATTGTTTTTAACATATAGGCTTCTCTAACCTTATCTTCTTTATCCATACTTAAAGTCTTCTTATAATCTGTTGTATTACAACCTATTAATGTAGTGTTATGTTTATATGCTAAAGCATACGCCCAATAATTGTATTGGTAGTCTGCCCCTTTTCCACCCCAAGAACCATCAGTGGCTTTATCCATTCTGTCTTTCAAAGTTTTACGATCATAACATCTATCTTGATCTGCAAACTCACATATAAAATTCTTAGGTTTTTTCTCTGATAGTAATTTATCGTAATAATCTATCATTTCTGGTTTATGAATTTCACCAATTATAGCCATCTTGTATTTCTTTATAGTAGCGAAATCATTTCTATCTACTAGGTTATTTGGTCCTGTAGATTCTTTCTGTTTTCTAATGCCCCACTTCATACCCTTTACACCAGTATGTTTGAAGTAATTTGGTTCTTGGATTACCATACTACTCCATCCTCATCTGAAATGACAGGTGGTATAACCACAACTTTAGGATCAACTGATATATATATTCGCCACTCCAGTTCGGAAGCCTGTTGTTTCATTACTTCAATTAAAGGGCCACCTATTGGAGGGTCGAACATAAGACGAACTTTGAAATATATATAGGACTTTACTAATTCCAAATTTAAGTTAGGTATAAGATAGTCATCCCAAATTTTTTCTTTATCTTTTATTGAAAAGAATACTCCAGGATTAACTCCTAATTGTTCAAGTATAAAGAACACAGTATTAATATGTGGTATTATGTCTTTGTCAAAGTTAGTCATATCTTCTTGTATTCCTAATAGACTTTTTATTGATGTTAATATACTTTCCATATAAGGCCACCTCCTTAATTGTTGAGGGTTTGTTTAGCTAAATAAGCATCTACCCAATCCTTACCTTTTTTAGTATTTGCTGTTTTCGATAGGGTGTCTATACTCTGATTCATGTTACTATAATTTTTCATATATAGTTTTGTGTCTTGCACCATTTTAGTTAATGTTTTACCATCTCTTTTACCAGCACGTACAATTGATTTTAGAGCACTTGTCTCTGTTATAACTAAGGGCTTGTCCTTAAAAAAATCTTTATTTGGATATGTTGTATTATCACTTAATTGCACCCCCTCCACTATAACCTTTTTCTTTGGAAACTGTTGTACTGCGAATTTCTCTGTTTGTAACATTAGATTATCTACATTAGCCCAATGCTGTTTATCGTTACTGTTTTGCATATTGCCTTTTAGTATACTTTTATAGTCTGGAAAGTTTTTATCTAAAAAGTTATTAAACTCTTTATCTTGTATACTAGTAGCTAATTTTTTATCTATCTTTTCGAAATAAGGATCTAGATGTATAACATTTGTATTCTTGTTTTTCAACTGTATAGCTAATGTAGATTTACCTGACCCACTATAACCAGTTACATAAAGAATATTGTGGTCTTTATCTGTTCCCCATTTCTCAATATTAGATGTTTTAGATTTTATTTTATTACCCGTTTTGTGATGTCCCCATCTCATTCCTAGAACACCAACATGTGATAAATAATCTGATTCTTGGATTATCAATAAGGTCACCTCCAAGGACATGTATCATTCTTAGTTCTTTGTACAGGGCCAACGCTTAGTAATGATTTATCACCATAGTGTATTGCGTTGTGAGTTTTCAATCTAGTGGTTATTAAATTTTCAGGATCAAATATTATAGGTCGTCGTTTAACAATATCATCAATAGTAATTGTATTCAGATGATGAATCATGATTCCTCCGTGAATCTCAAAACCATAACAACCAAGATCATTACCATCGTCTCTAAGAATAATATCTTTTCTACACGCCTTCCATTCTCTAGAGGCATAGAAAACTTGATTGATGTATCGGTTATATCCAAATGTATCTTTTCCAACTTCACCATCTAGTTTTAAATAATCATACCTTTCTTCAAATGTAGGAATGTGTATTAGTTCTGAATAAGATCTAATCATCCTCATCGTCGCCATCTCCATTACCAGAATAATTTCGCATAGCTTTAATAGCTTTATTGTAAAGTTCCTCAACATTCTTTCCGGATTGAAGAGCTTGAGTTTTTGCTTTTATTAATTTTACTTGCTCGAATAATATTTCTTTCTCAGCCTGATCTTTAGTTGACCCCAATTTTAAATAATGAGTTATAACCTGAGATGATGCACTGCCATCAAGAAGTTGTCTCTCAGCAAGATCAACTGCAAGTGATACTAATTGATTTTCTCTTCCCTCAGGCGTCATTGATGGTCCTCTTCTTTGTCTTACAGTTGCTGCTTCGTTTACTTTCCTCATTTACTCATCACCTCCAAGTCTTTTTTATAATTTATGCGGGGTTTCAGGCACTTTTTAAAATAATGGGCATACTATCAGTATCCTTATTAATTGTCTTGAAAGGAGACATAAGGCTCACAACACCTTGGGGGGACCAAAGCCGCCCATTATTTTAAAAAGTGTCTGAAAAATCAACCCGCGGGGAAAAATGAGGG